TCGCCGCCTGCACCGCCTGCTTGAACCAGGACTGGAACGTGCCCTCATCCAGAAAGGTGGCTGCGCGCGGTGTCGGTGCGCCCACTGCGCGGGCCACTCGTCGCCACTCAGCCAGGTCGTCTCTCACGCGATGAGCCTCAGCAGCACCAACACGTAGTTCACGCCGTTCGCGTTCACCACCGGCAGGTCGCTACCCAGGCGCACGCCGCCCCCCTGCAGGGCGATGATCTCCTGCAACTCATAGGCGCCAGTCGCCGCCTTTGTGTATTCGCCGTCGAACGCCGACTTGAAGCGGACAGGGCTGATGTCCGACCTCCGCCAGAGAATGGCCAAATCGGGCGTCCAGTTCACGCCCGTAATCTCGGCCCCTATGTCCCGCGGCTCCGTCCCGTCACCGGTGTACCCGCAGATGGCCACCTGGACGAAGCCCACCGCCTTCTGCAACTTGGCCGGAGTCACGGCCTCCGGCTCGATTTTCGCGGCTGAGACGGCCGAGTTCGAGATCTTGGGTTCAGTCACGGCCAGGTCGTTGAGCTTGGAGGTCGTAACCGCGCCCGCTTGAATGGCCGCCGTTGCTACGGCGAGGGCCGCCAGGTTCGCCACGTCCAGGGCGCCGTTCACCAGGTTGATGATCTGGTCGAAGTCTTCCTTGACGTGCTCGCCATACGCGCGCGTGCCTTCGGCGTAGCTGTGCTTTCGGGTGATTCGGGGCATCAGGGCCTCCGCAGCGGCAAGTAGTGCAGAATCAAGCCATAGAGCGTGAAGCGCTCCGCGCCTTCTTGTCGGCATACCACGCGAAACCGGCGTCCGCGGAGGCCCATCGGCAGGGCGCTCCTGAATCGGCGGCGGCTGAATCGGCGTTCCGCGGCGGCCCAATCGAAGTCGCCCCAGTTGGCTTCGCCCCAGTTCGTTCCCGCGGCCGGGGGCTTTCCGGCCTGAAACGCGACCGCGGCCGCCTCGTCGCCCCAATCCGTCGCCAGTTCGCACACAAACTGCCCGCCGTCGGGCGTCCAGCTTTCCGCATCCACCCGGCGTAGCCGCTTCCACACTTCAGCCGCACCGAGGTCTTGATAGGGCCAGGCGATCCGGCACGCGATGCCGCTACCGTCGTCCGTCTTGCCCTCTTCCATCTGATAGACCAGGCCCGCATCGTCAGCGGCCCCGGCGTAAAGCTCGCCCTGGTCCCCCTCGCCGTCCCATGCGGCCCACGAAGCCACATTCCAGCCTTCATAGCGCGTCCAGGCATTCGTGCTGAGGTCGAACACGAGCACGCGATCATTGTGGCCCGCTCCGCTTTCCGCGTCTTCGTGCGCCCAATAGATGCGTCGCTTCCAGCAGGCGGCCGCGACATTGCCCGCGCTCAGCGCCGGAATCCCGAGAAGTATCCGCTCCACTACATCCGAGATGACTTTCGGCGGCGAACCGTCGTACACGGCCACTCCCTGGCCGGAAAGAAAGAAGAGGCCCTGTTCCGCGCTCACCACGCCTCGCGCGCTCAGTGCGCCGAGCGCGTCCGTCAACGCATCCACGCGGGACTCTTCGGGCGAAGGCCCATGCAGGATGTACATGCGCTTCCGCTTGAAGATGACCAGCGCGTCCTGCTGCCGCGCCAGGGCCGTAATCCGATCTCCATCATCCGGGGCGAGGTCCAGGTAGTCATTCGCGTGAAAAACGTTCGGATCGAGCGCCTCCGACCAGTACAGGCGACTCGCGCTTTCAGGGTCCCCCGCCATGAAGATGTGGCCCCGCCATTCCAGCGCCAGCGCCGCCGTCGGCGGCCGCCCCTGGTCGGAGATATACTCGACGCCCAAATCCGCATCGGGCGTGTTGTCGTCGTAGGTCGTGGTGCTGTTGTCTTCGATGGTCACGAGGTGCCGATGGGTCAAGGGCCCGCCGTTCTTCGGGGTCCGATAAATCTTCCTCGCTATCACGCCCCGTCCTGCGCCTCCGCGAGGGATGCGACTCAGGGCGATGCGCTTGTTGTCGGCGATGTTCACATCATTCGATGGCTCGCCGGCGTTGCTCTCACCCGTCGCATAGAGGAAGGACACCCGATAGGAGTAGCTCCCCGCCGGCAGCTGGCCGGCTTCGCCCTGTTCCCCCGTGCAAGCCCCCGGCGTGTCATACCCGAGATCGCGGGCGATCTGGGCGCGATAGGCGCCCCCCAAGTCTGCATCCGCCGTATTGTCAGAGAACACGGTCGTTTCGTTGTCCGCGATGACCGTCAAGAGTAAGTGGCTCGTTCCGCCGCCGTTCTTGGGGGTGCGATAGATGGCGCGCGCGGTCACCTCGGCTGCGCCGAGCGGAATGTCCGAGAGTTCGATTTTCTTCGACTCGGCGATGGTGATGGGTTCTGAGGCCGGGCCCGCCACCGATTCCTCTGCGCCCACACGGAAGGCGACGCGATAGGAATAGTCGCCGGGGCCCAAGACACCGGCCGCGCCTTCCGTCGCCGTCGGCGCGCTTTCCGGTCGTGCCGCCGGAATCGTCCCATCGTACTCGATGGGCGGCTCCGCTCCATTCACGGCTATCGCCCGGTTCGCCCACGTGATGAACTGGATGGGCGTGCCTTCCGTAAGGTCGTCGTGGATGGCGGTGAACGCGCCGGTCGCGTCGTCGCCCACGCAGAGCGCACTTCCGCACCCTGCTAGCAACAGGCCAGCCGCACCACGCCGGTAGTACCTGTACAGGCTGTGAATGGGTTTCTCGGCGATCCCCGTCTTGTTGTACCGGGTCATGCCGCCGCGCTTGGTCAAGGCGCCCGTCTCGCCGAAGTGGAAGTTCACCAGCTCAGGGGCCCCATTCCCCATATGGTCTTCAGCCGCCTTCGCGCTCAAGGTGCGCAGCAAATCGAACTGTCGCCAGGCGATGGTCGCGGTCATAGCGTGTCAACGAACCGCACTATGCGCGGCCCGTCCATGTGAGGCGGGTTCGAGTCCTCTTCCAACTCCCGAATCCCCGCCTCGAACTCGGCCCGATAGATGCTTGCCATCCCTGCGTCGTGGTCCGCAAGAAAGGCCCGCCAAACCACGTAGTTCACCAGCGCGTCCGTCCATTCGTCGGGCAGTTGCAGCGTGTCCGCTTCGTCTTCCGCCCTGTCCGGTCGCTGGTAGTACCAGATGCACAGCTCGCCACCGGTGTCCGGCACGGGATACAGGAACAGCCGACGGCCCCACACCCAGTAATCGGTCGGCGTGCCGGGGCTTTCCAGGGGCTCGCCGTGCGTGTCCGCTATCGCATCCCGCGTGCTCGCGTGTAGCGACTTCCCGGCCGCCGTCACGTCCACTACGAACAGGCAGTCCGCCGGCAGGTCATATTCATTCTCGCCGGCCGTGAAGCCCCCCGGGAACGTAGCCCTGCTGCGGCTCACCTTCGTCGCCCGGAAGAGGCGCATCATCCCTTCGTTCACCCAGTCGGTGAGGTGCTCGTCGGTGAAGTGCTCTTCGGTCGGCTCTTCGAGGAGCGCCCGCGCCCGTCTCAGTATCTCGGAAAGGTCGGTCGTCGCCGCGCCTGGCATGGTTTATGCCTTTCCCCGTATCCGCTGAACCGTTTTCCACACACCGAGGCCCTGCGCCCAATTCAACAAGCTCTGTTTCAGCGCGTGCCGCGTGCTATCCGGCATCGTTTCAAGCGCGCTCTCCACGCCATTGACCAGGCTCTTTACTGTATCCACGAGGTGGCCTGCCCGTCTCCGCTGCCACATGGCCCACAGGCCCGCCAGCGCCCCCAATCCCCAACCAGCGAGTTCGATGGCCCGGCCGGTCGCCCAGATCACAGGCGCGGCAGGTGGCGGCACCGCTTGCGCCACCGCCGCGACAGCGGCGCCCGTCGTCTCTATGCCCCGGGCCACTGTCTCCGTGCGCTCCGGGGTCAGCCCCAAAGTCTCCGCGCGTTGCGCCAGGCCGGCACACCCCGCCAGCGCAATCACGCACACCAGAACCCAGAACATCGCGCGGTTCATGCCACCAGCCTCCTCAACACGTCGCCGAACACGGCCAGGGCCGCCGCCGCGCCCATAGCCATCCACACCCACCGCACCACCACGCGCATCTCCCGCCGCAAAGCCAGCATCGCGCGCTGGTTATCCGTGTGGCGCTCCTTGCATATGCTGTCAAGGGCATAGCGCGATAAGGTGCTCTGCAACACGTCCAGCCGCTCGTAAAGCCGCTCTTGCCCTTTCCGCACGTTCTGCAAGGCCTCTAATACCTGCCCCCTGAATTGAGCGTGCTCGGGCGATTCGATCATGTTAAGCGCCTCGTGGTCACGAAGTAGCCCTTTGTCAAGATGGCTATCCGCTCCGTTTTCCCCTTCGCATTCCTGATCCCGGTCGTCCAGAACAAGTCCTCGTCGAAATCCATGCCCTCACCAGGCGGAGGAATCTCGTCCCACTCGGCCCAAGGGCTCGGGTCGTCTTCGTCCCACTCAACTCTGTCCAGGCCCACGGTTCACCATCTGCTCTCGGGATAGAGGAACGCGTACCGCACCCGCTGGTCTGCGGCGGCGTTCTTTAGGTTCACGCCCGTATCATGCCAGATGGCCACGCCGACCGCTGCCGGAAAGGGCCCGAGCACCACGAACGTATCCGCAAGCACGTCACCCGTCGCAGGCGCCGCCTTGTTCTGCAACACGCCAATCAGCGGCGCGTTCAGCACGGTCAATGCCGCGTCCGACGCGCCCGCGTTGTCGGTTCTAGTCGGTGTGGAGCCGTGTCCGTCCGACCGCAAGAGGTGAATGTACGCCGCCTTGCTCCCCACCGGGTCCGTGCCCTGGGTGAGGAACACGGAGATGATCATCGCGGTAGGTCGCCTGCCGAACGCATCTGCGGTCGCCACCAGCGTGGATTGCCGCCCCACCTTTGCCGCGCTGCTTGCAAGGTTCGCGAGGGTGATGGTGAAGGCGGTCAGCGTGTCTTCCCAATGCTTCGTGCTGCTGACGGGCATGGCTTTTCTCCTCTAAACGAACACGCCTAAGTCAACCAGGTAGGGCTGGTATTGCGCCTGCTTCGACGTCCCGAGCTGCGTGTTGAATCCATACAATCGCCCGCTGCGCACGTCGTGCGGCTGCGGCGTATCTCCCACGCGCTGACATGCCCCGATGTCCCGATACCTGAACCAGCCTGCGCCGGCGGCGGGGCTGGTCTGCAACAGGCGCAGGTCGCCATTCGCCGCATCCAGATAGTCCGTGCCCAGGTCAGTGGTGACCTGGTTGTAATAGAGTGAGTCGCCCAGGTTCGTGTCCGCGCCGGTGTTATTGCGCCGCCTGCCATAGAGCGACAACAGGTGGTTCGCGCTCGCGTGCGTGCCATCCACGCCCTTGCCCGAGTCTGTCATCATCACGTTGGCCAGCAGCAGCGGTTCGGCCCGCAGCGCATTGGGAAACGCCACGCACGTGCCCTGCTTGTAGAACGTGCAGCCGATTATGTTCTGCGGCGCAGCGTCGGCCAGCAGCACTCCCACGCCCGAGCACTCCGTGAAGACGCAGTAAGCTATCAATGTCGCGCTGCCCGCGGAGAAGCGGATGCCTTGACTGCTCGACGCGCCCGTGTGCCGCTTGATGCGACAGTTCAGAATGCGGTTTGAAGCGCCCTGCAAGTCCAGCACGCCATAGATCTGGCCGGAGTTGACCGACTCAAAGTCGCAGTCGGCGAAGATGCAATGGCCGGTCGTGGTGCTGGTCTGCTGAACCACGCGGGCATTGTTCCCCGTGCTCGAGTTGACCACGTTGCAGTTGACGAATGAGTCGTATGTGCCGCCCGACCCCAGCGCCACGAGTCGGTCACCGGTGCTGCCGCCGATGTTGAGCGACTCGAACACGAGATACGCGCCGGTGACTGTCAGGTTCTGGGCGCTCGCGTAGGTGACGACGGGCATGTTTGTGGTGACGAGCGGGCCGCCGCCTACTGGACTGCGCCCCAGGTTCCCATCGCCGATGGCGGTCTTATAACCGCGGACGATACAGGGCTGCGACCTTGCCCCGCCCACAGTGATGGCGTCATTGTCAGCGCGCGAGTAAGTCGCGTCAGCCTTCACGTTATACCGCCGCGACGCGCCATTGCCCGCCTCGATGTCGGCCAGCATTTCGGCCCAAGTCCAGGCCGTGTCCCCGGTCAGGCCATCTCCCCCGCCCGCAGCCAGGGCCGAAACATATCGTTCAGCTATCGCCATGAGCAGCCTCCGCCACACACTTGTTGACCGCAGCCAGCACAGCCTGCGCGTCGCCCGCCTCGAACAGCGGCTCGCCATCCACCGCCACAGCAGGGAGAATGGTCGGGCTGCCGTGCCACGCCGCAACTACGCGGCCATCCAGCGTGGTCACGTCATGTTCTATGAGCTCGATACCCGCCTCGCGCAGCAGCCGCTTCAGCTCGCCGCACGCGCCGCAGCTCGGCTGCGTGAAGACCTCAACCTTTGCCATCAGCATTTTCCCGTCATGGCGCCTACCAGGATTTATCTGCCCTCGGTTTGATGCGCCCATCCGGCGCGATGCCAGTTGCAGGCCCTTGCCAGCCCTTCACCCGCGCAATCTCGCGCTCCACATACCACTTGGCCTTGCGCAGGTCTTCGAGCACGTCGCCCTTGAGCCCGGCCCGCCACAGATACTTCATGGCGTTGCCTATGTTGAAAGACAGGTGCTCGACAATCTCGATGCACTCTATGCCTGTCGGGTGCGACGTGTAATGCTTGGGGCGCTCGACCGAATCGCTCACAGACACTCCTCCCTTGCCCTGATGCCGGTTGTCTTCACGCCTTTGCAAACAGCCGATAGAACACAAACAGGATCGTCAATAGCGCAAGTGCTATCCCCATTGCCATGAGGAACGCCCAGTCCTTCGACTCAATGTTGCTCATAGCTCCATCCCCGCCATCTTGCGCGCTAGACAGCGCATCTCCGCGGCGAACTCAAAACCTCTGTGGAAGACGCGCCAACATTGGGGCAGTTCATCTGGTGAAACGGCTCCTTCGCGGATGTCGGCCATCAGCTGGTCTGTAGTGTTCGAGAGCGCCCTGGCCCAGCGCAGCAGTTCGACACGTGCCTCCTCAATGCGCGCGGCCAGTATCTCTGCCATGCTGCTGAAGGGTGACTTGCTGGTTTCGGTCAACACGGGTTAGCCCTCCATCTCCGCCACCTTGCGCAGCTCCAACGCCAGCGCTGACGCCTTTCGCACGGCTTCCAGCGCCACGTCTTCCAGGTCGGCGAGGATGTTGCCGTTCCGCCTGTGATGTTCGACCAGGTCGGCGTCCAGCGCCAGGGCGTCGGCCTGCTGTCCGACCATGTTGCGGGCTTCTCCGATGCGCGCGGCCAGCGTCTCTACGATGCTTCGGAATGGGGGCTTCGTCGTTTCCGTCGCCATGGCGGCGTCTCCTCCTCTTTCAAGCGGGTTCGCGTTTCCCCTTCGTGATGTTCAGCACCATGAAGGGCGTCCCATCCGGCCTGTATGCGGTGAGTGTCTTTCCGTCTGTCTCCCACTTGGTCTTGAAGCCGGTCACGCTCAAGAGCTCGGCGACGCTCCCGTGGGTGTTCTCGTGCGAGGCGACCGGCTCGCGCAGAAGCAAGCCCGGAATGTCGGCCTCGCGGTTCTCGCGGACGACGACCATGAATGGATAGGGTCGGCATCCCGCCGCCGTCACCATGCCCTGCAGCACGCCGGCCGCGCTCGTGTCCGCGGCGTTCAAGCTCAAGGTGTAGTGGCCCGGCATGTCGGTCTCGTCTATCTCGTGCCAATCCCCGTCGTTGGGGGGGGCCGGCGTGCTCCCGTTCTTCGAGAGAAACACAGTCACCGCCGCCACGCCCGTTTCCGGCGTATAGCCGTCGGTCTGGTCGCGCAAGTACACGGGCACCATAAAGGGTTGGCCTTGATTCGCCAGGAACATGTCGGGGCCCTCCGCGAGCAAGCTGAAAGGAGTCGGCGATTCCTCGATGCCTTCTTCGGGGTTGGTCCAGGCGAGGGCGATGTGCGCGGCGTACACGATGGATTGCTCGTCCGCCATCGTGTTCCGCAAGCGAAGCTGGGTGGGCTGAAAACATGGGCCGAACTCCAAATAGCTCCACGTCTTCACCATGTCCGGCGGGTGGTACGCGATCTGCTCCTCAAGCCACTCGCCAGCCGAGTAAACCGACACGCCTACGCCGCCGGCCACAGGCGGCTCGATGCCTTCCGTCGCACCGGCGTGCCGGATGTGGACCATTGCGCCCGTCACGCGCGCGCCGGGGGTCAACCCTTCCGGCGTCGAAAGGGTGAAGATGTCAACGTGCGCGATGCCGTCTTCGATGTAGTCGTCTTCGTTCAGCTCCCCGTGGGCAAGGTCGTCTATCTGCTCATAATGCGGGTCAACCGCCGGCACTTCCCAGTCCCGCTGCACGTCGGCTATCGGAAAGGCGGTACCGGTCACCGGTCATCTCCTGCGGATCACGCGCCCCCGAGAATCGAACGCAATACAAACGCTTACGCTCACCGGATTCCGCCAGAGGCGGCTTACGTCTCTCTGAAATGACCTGCCCAACTCCTCGCGCTCTTGAATTGTGCGCTCGGCATGGCGCCGTTCGCTTTCTTCGCAGCGGCCCACGACGTCCTGATTCCAGGTGTCGGCCCGTCTGAGCCGGGCCAGTATCTCGTCCCCTGATCCCTCCGGCTTCGGGGCGGTCAGCACGAGTCGGCGCTCGCCGCTCGGGGCCCGACGCCGCACGCGCGCCGTGCCCCGAGCCTCATCGTATTCCACTTCCAGCCGGGCGTCCAGACCACGAAGAGCCCGTTCCAGGCCCTTCTTGCTCACGTCTCTTCGTTCTCTTTCAAGTCGTCGAGGAGAGCGTGCGCAGCCCGATGGTCGGTGCCCGGCGTCTCGTACACCGTCAGAACGGCCTCGTACGCATCTTCGCCGGACACCCGGTGCAGCATTTCGCCGTCCTTGTCCATCCACTCGAAGCCGGTCATGCGGTAGATGGAAAGGTGGTTCGTGTCGTCAATCGCGAAGATCTTCCGTCCCGGGCACAGGTTCGACACGAAGATGGGCACGTTGTTGTAGGAGGGCACTTCCGCGCCCGCCTTCACCTTCACCGTGTCCATGTACCGTTGGTTCACCGAGACCAGGGCCTGGATTTTCCGCCTGATGCCGTGCCGCATGACGAAGGCGGAGATTTTGCCGTTCCCCGTC